GGTGTTCGGGGACCTATGTCCAAATGCAATCCCGAAAGAACTGAGAGCTAGACACTTAAGACTCAACCCCGGCACTGGGTAGGGGGGTGCTTCGCTGGCAGAGAACAGGTACTTTGGAGAGATGGATTCTCCTAACCCCACATTTATTTTTCCCAAAATTTCAGGTTTTTTCTTCTCCCCTACCCTTATGTTAAGATTTGGTTAAGGGTCTGATCTTTAATTTTAACCAGTCGGAAAAGTCATATACACCTTTGATGTAGGATTCTTCCATCTCTGCATATCTGCAAAAAGGAAGCGGATCCCACTCGTCAATGTATTGGTCAGCTAATTTTGTTAGACAAACCTCTTCGGATTTTTTCTTCTCCCCACATCCGTAATATGCCGGATCTTTTCTCTTTCTAATAACCCGATAGCTTCCGTTAACTGAACTATATCCCTACAGATTAATATACTCTCGTCAATGACATCTTTTTCTGACATGTCGAAAAGCCTTGGTTCGTCTATAACGTCATCGAGCAACAATAGAATTTTTCTTGGGTAATTATTTTTCAAGCTCGATCTTATTAAGTGCATTTTTGCTTCTTCAAAACTTTCTCCCATCTTTCTTATTTTAATGGGGATAAGTCCGCTAGAAGTCTTAACAAAACCATCGATACCTTTATTCCTCTGAACTATTACAGCTCCAATTTCTCTTAATATATTAGAAGTTTCTTTATCCTGGTTCTTATACGAATCTAATCCATTTTTCAGAAGAGCAGATTCAGTTTTTACTGGATTTGCTATCCGTTGGTTTGCAAGTTCAACAGCATCATTTTGTTGATCAATTCCGATATAGCTACGATTAAGAAGCTTAGAAGCTACAAGAGTAGTTCCGCTTCCACAAAACGGATCAAGTACCGTATCCCCCTCATTTGTGACTAATAAAATAATTCTCTCTAATAAATGAATCGGCTTTTGAGTAGGATAACCGACTCTTTCAGTAGCCTTTGGATTAAGATAAGGAATTTGCCAAACATCTGAAAGAGGGACACCTTTTTTATCTTTGACTAGAACGTTATTTCCATTTTCATCCGTCTTATAAGCTGCCTTTCCTCGTTCATCGCGAACCCTTTCTTGAAGAATTTGGTCAATATTTGTTGTGGGAGAATAATCATCATACATCTGATTGAACTTGAAGTTATTAGTTTTGCTATAGAAAAAAATAACTTGGTGAGTATTTAATAAACCTTTTTTTGCATTTGACCAACGACGATAAGACCAGATAATTTCGCTTTGAAAATTTTCTGCTCCAAAAACCTCATCCAACACTAAGCGTAAATGATGAGATGCTGATCGATCGCAATGAAGAAAAATACTACCTGTATCACGTAACGCTTGTCTGCATTTTTTAATGCGCAGTTTGATATATTCTCTATATTCAGTAATGTTATTCCAGCTATCAACAAAGGAATATTCTTTTAATCCATCACGAGTAACGAGTCGTTGCTCTCTCTGAGTAAAAAATGGAGGATCAAGATAGACCAAATCAACAGTATTCAGCTCTAATTTATCCAAGACAGTGAGACAATCTCCAAGAAGAATTTGATTCATTTCGATGGGTCCTCCATCGCCGAAACTTTCAATAAGTGCGCTCATTTGCCACTCGTGCGTAGATAAAAGTGAAAGAGCGACACCACTGCCCCTATGATGAGGCAACCGCATAAGGTCTTCCAGAGACCATCTACAGACAATGCCCATAAGGCGCTCAGTGCTGCGGATATAAGACACAGGATGATTCTTGTTTTGTCCATGTTCGCCTTGGTTGGGTCTAGTTTACTACAGCCGTGTCTTTCGAGCAAGAGGTGCTTGCTCAAATAAAATCTATAATATAAGGTTTGTTTTAGCTGGAGGATGGGAGTGAAGGATTGGCGAAAGAAGGTGAGGAAGGTTGACCAGTTTGAGTTGGTGAACGTGAGGAAGTGTCTGTGGGCCTTGGTGGATTGCATCGAGGAATGCGTGGATAAGAAGGGCCAGAAGGCGGTGGCGGCTCGGTTCGCTGCGTTGACGGGGTCGCCTAAGAGGGTGAAGAAGCAGACTGCTTATGCCGAGTGTGAGCATGCCTGGGAAGAGGAAGAGATTCGAGGATCGGGAGAGTCTTTTTTCTTCTGCACAAAATGTAATGAAAAATTGGTGATGTAGTGAACGAAATATTGAGTTGGATTATAGAGTGGGTGTTGATTTTCTTCTTTTGGCTTGTGCTGTTTCCTCTAATGGTCGGCAGTTGCGCCATGAGCCTGTTCTGTATTTTGTCGGGTTTGATGGAAGTTGCTAGCTGGGTGTTGTAAATGTCTAAGGCTGAGCAAGATAAAATGGCGTTGCTGGAGAAGAATCTGTCTTCTCAGCGGTGGCGGCTAAACAATCTCTATCAGATCATTGATAAGCAGGGAGTGCCGAGGACGTTTAAGTTCAACTGGGCTCAAGAGCAGCTTTATTCGACAATGTGGTACTCGAACATAATCCTCAAGGCGCGCCAGCTGGGCATCAGCACTTTCGTGTGCATGTTGTTCCTCGATACGTGCCTTTTTAAGCCGAATATAGCAGCTGGGATTATTGCCCATACGCGAGAGGACGCTGAGTTGATGTTCAAACGTATCAAGTTCGCATATGACAAGTTGCCCGAAGCTCTTAAAATGTTGCGGACGGCCACTGTCGATTCCGCTCGGGAGCTCGTGTTCAGCAACCACTCCTCCGTGCGGGTCGGCACCAGCATGAGGGGAACTACGCTCCAGTACTTGCATGTCTCCGAGTTCGGAAAGATCTGTGCGCACTGGCCTGAGAAGAGTCGCGAAATTGTGACTGGATCCTTGAATACACTGGGAGCGAAGCAATATGTGTTCATCGAGTCTACTGCCGAGGGGAAAGAAGGCCACTTCTATGACCTTTGCAAGCAGGCCGAAGCGATGAAGGAATCCGCGAAGGCTTTGACTTCTCTAGACTACAAGTTTCATTTTTATTCCTGGTATGATTGTCCGGACTACATTCTAGACGAACGCATCGTTATTCCCAAAGAGATTCAGGACTACTTCAAGACGCTAGAAGAGAAGGGCATCAAACTTTCTTCTGGACAAAAGAGCTGGTATTATAAGAAATTATTGACCCAGAAGGACGACATGAAGCGGGAGTACCCATCTACCCCCGATGAGTCGTTCGAATCAGCTATAGACGGGAGTTACTATGCCAAATGGATTAGAGAAGCTCGCTTTGAAGGCCGCTTCGGAAATATTCCTTGGGAACGAGGATCGCTTGTTTCAGTCGCATTTGACATCGGATACGGAGACGCCACGGCGCTTGTGTTCTTCCAGATTATCGGGCAAGAAGTGCATATTATCGACTACTATGAAAATTCGGGAGAGGCTTTCGCTTTCTATGCTTCCATCATTAAGTCCAAACCCTACTTGTATGACAAATTTTACGGCCCCCATGATATTGAATCTCACGCATTTTCAGTGGGGCTCTCAACAAAAGAAGTCGCCTCCCGGCTTGGCATTCCTCTTATCACACTACCGACTCTTAGAACTAAACTGGAAGACGGTATCGAGTGTGTCCGAAGTGTCTTCCCGCGCGTTTGGATTGATGAGGAGCGGTGTTCGCGGCTGATTAAGTGCTTGGAGAACTACCGAAAAGAGTTTGACGTAAATTATCAAATCTTTAAAAATAAGCCCATTCACGACCAATACAGCCACGGCGCGGACGCTTTTCGCTACACCTGTATGGCCATTCAGACGCATGTGGACGGACAAAAGAGTGATATTACAGATGCTGAGGCAGAGCGGTTATACAATAAACATCATCCCTTATTTGAATAGGAGTGAATTGTGCTGACGCCTGAAGCTTATAAGGCTCTTGACGACTTTATGATGGCTTTTTTGGCCGTTTACAAGCGCGACAGCTACGAAGGCAAGGTCATCCTAGCATCGATATTCACGTCTTCATTTGCCATAATGGAGGCCGCAGACCGGGTTAGTGTGCTGCAGGCGATAAAAATGGTGGCGGACGACGTGAGATTTGAGAAATTTGAGGATGCGGTTGATTTTGTGTCGTTTTTGCAAGAAAAAAATGATGAAAGAAAAATTCAATACGGAGATTTCCTTGATTAGTGCAGTTGGAAACCGAGTTTTAGTGAAATTGGTGGAATTCGAGAAGAAAAAAGGCCTCCTGATTGTTCCGGACGAGAAGAAAGAGTACCAGATCGGCCAAGTGCTGTCTTACGGAGCGGACACTTGTGAAAATGGCGGAGAAATTTCGATCGGAGGCTACGTGTTTACGCGCAAGTATGCGGGATTGTTGGTGGAATACGCGGGACAAGAGCTTGTGTCTCTGGACTTTAGCGAGATCCTGGCTTTCTCTATGGATTTAGGAAATGAAGCGCCTTAGCTCAGTGGTTAGAGCAGCAGTCTCATAACCTGTGTTGCCCCGGTTCAAATCCGGGAGGCGCTATAGCAACTTATGGAAATTTAGGGTATAAGTAGAGATAAGCGAAACAGGAGTCCCAAATGCCAGGAGTAAATCCGCCAAATCCACCCAGTCAAATCACTTCCGCTGGAGGCAACGGTTCGCCGTTTGCTGGTCTCGGGATGGTGGCTGTGCAGGATCCGCCTAGAGCACGTCAATTCCCTTGGCCTTTGCCTTATAGCGCAGAGCAAGGAGCGGTTGGAGGCGCAGGTGGAGTAGGAGCAGTTGCGGTGTCACTGCCCCCTTATTATGGCCCATACAATCAATACTGGCCTTACTTCGCTCCAAAATTAAACGGACTTCCTAACCCAGTGGTGAAAGCATGACTGTCCAAGTGCAAATCCCTCCTAGCCCTGTTCCGCGCTCTCCAATGAGTCCGATCAGCCAGACGCCGTCAACTACCGGCCCTTCGCCTAGAATCCCCGTGCCGCCTGGCACAACACCTCCAGGAGGCAGCAATTGATCATTGACTGCGTATCGGATCTTCATGGGATTTATCCGCTACTTGAGGGCGGAGATCTGTTAATTCTCGCTGGGGATTACACGAGATCAGACAGGACATTTGAATGGGAAATGTTTTTTCAGTGGTTAGACAGCCAGAAATACAAAAAAAAGGTGTTTATCGCTGGGAATCACGATAATTTGCTGCATTCGTGCTGTTGTTCTTACGAGGCTCCTGATGGCACATATCTGTGCGACTGCGGAACGGAGTTTGAAGGCCTGAAGATCTGGGGGTCGCCTTGGACTACCGCTTTTGAGGGCATGAACCCGTGCTGTAAGGCGTTTACTGTCCAGAATGACGCACAATTGTCGGAGAAGTGGAGCTTGATCCCAGATGACACGGACATATTGATCACCCACAGCCCCGCCTATGGCATGATGGATCTGTGCGTAAACGGAGACAAAATGGATTGTGTCGGATCGAAATCTCTTTTAAAATGGCAGGCGGATCACTATAATACTCTGAAATTGCACGTTTTTGGGCACGTCCACGAAGGATATGGAGTATGGGATCAAAGAAAAATTCAGAAGGAAACCAATGGGAAGCCAGGGCCTATATACGTGAACGCGGCGCACTTAGACCGGTATTACCGCCCAAGGAACAAGCCCATAAGGATCGTCCTCTAACTGAAGTCGAAATCTACGAGCAAGAAGTGGCCAAAGCGGTCCAAGAAATCGTCGATGCCGTTCATAAGTGGTTCAAATACGATGAAAAATTATAAGAAAATCCTCTTCCTATTCCTCCTTTCTGGATGCCAAGTGGTTGAGCACCCAGAAGATGCTGTATTTAAGGTGGTTTGGGGAGAAAAATATTCCGTAAGTTGTGCTGAAAAAACAAAAATGGAGAGATCATGCTTAAATATTTATTCGCAATCGCGTTCGCAATGTGTGGATACTGCGCCGATGTCAAACCCGAATCCAAGTGGGTGGAACACCAGTACGTCCGAGTAGGGACGGGTGTCTTCGCAAAGAAACACATGCAACACATGTCATGTGCACAATTGGGACTCGGATCGAGATTTGCCCGAGGCGAACACGCATTCGACATTTCTACAGACATCCTTATTCACCCGAACTACCAGGCCATGTCCGGAGCTGTGGCTTATCACTATGCACCGACGGTTCTACAGGGCGTTTATTTCGGTCCTGGCGTGAAATTCGGCAACTTCATGAGACACGAGCCAGGTTGGGTCTTTACTCAGCGGATTATCCAGGTTCCGGGAATTATTGGGTTTTCTTCCGTTAATGACAAAGGAAGACTCTCATTCATCGAAGCACAAATGGGCGTGGACAAGTTCCTGACTGTATCTAGTGGATTTGGCTTTTAGATGAAGATTGCATTAACGGCTCTGTTTATAGTCGTATCTGTAATTGTGATGGCGGTTCAATATGAGCAGGAACCGCCTAAACCAAAGCCGACGGCTGAGCAGATCATGGTAAGAAAATTTCTGAATGGAGATTACGTATGAAAAAGATTGTAGTGTTAATGCAAGGTTGGGTTGTTGTGGGCCAAATCGAACAAGATGGCGATTGGTATTTGCTGATAAACGGATGCGTTGTTCGCAGGTGGGGAACTACCAAGGGGCTAGGCGAACTTGCTGCGAATGGGCCACTCCCTGACACTAAATTGGAGCCAATGGGTCTGACAAAATTTCACAAAGATAAGGTGATTTTTATGACTAATTGTTCTGAGGGAAAATGGAAGTAATCGAAATTGAAGGTATTCTCGGCACCGGCTACGGCGACGGCGACGGCACCGGCGACGGCGACGGCGACGGCACCGGCGACGGCGACGGCGACGGCACCGGCGACGGCTATGGCGCCGGCTACGGCTACGTCTACGGCTACGTCTACGGCTATGGCACCGGCGACGGCACCGGCACCGGCAACGGCTATGGCACCGGCGACGGCGACGGCTATGGCGACGGCTTTTGTAGAACTTTCGGAAATGATTAAATGGACACGCGCAAACTCCGTCCTTCAGGGCGGGGTTAGCGTGCTTCTTTTTTTTTAAATCATACACATGCTAACATATTTCTATGTCGATGCGCGAGGATATCGCGATTTCGTAAAGCAAGTTCCCACGGGCGATACTCACGACATGAGTGCCTGGCGAAAGGTCTGGACAATGTCCACACGGGTCGAAAGTACCTACCGAAGCGATTTTGCAAAACTTGCAAGACGCCGTAGGAATCCCCTTCCTAAAGGAAGGGGAGGATGTCAATAAATGGATGTCAAATGAAACTATATAGCTTTTTACACTACTGCGCTCTAGGCATGTTCCTATGCGGCGCAACAATTGCTTTTTGCCATGTTTTGGATTTAGAACCAGAGAACTTGGCGGCGGAATATCTGCTCGAAAAACAGATTCACGAAGCTAATCCTCGGTTCCACTGCGAAATGGACGAGTACATGAGCTTTGGCGAATGGCTGGGTAAACACGACCGACCAACGAATTGGAGTTGGGATGACTTCAAGGGCGAATACGACCCTTCTTATGACATCTGGGGTGAGCCGAATCGGGATCACGAGGATCACCGAGAGTGAATTAATGGGGATTAGCTCAGTGGTAGAAGCGCCATTCTGTTAAAGTGGAAGTCGTACGTTCGATCCGTACATCCCCAGATTTTTACATTCTATCCCTACCTCTTCATTTTTATAATGCCACTGGTTACAATTAAGATTTTGTAAACCAGAGGTGCTGGATGGTCCCTGTTGTCCCTACCGTGAAAGTGAACGCTGATCACTCTTGTAATTGGCGGTGTTGCTGCTGTTTATGTCCAAAATCAGATCTGGATAAGGTTCCCGCGCGCAGAGAAACTTCTGGTTCCGATACAATTACAGTTGAAAAAACAAAGATCACCATGCATCATCACTTACACAAAGAAGTTGAGAGGCAATAGCATGAATGGTGAGATGATTTCCGATTATCAACCTACGATGTGTGAAATTGTGACACGGTGTATCCCGTTCAGCGATGACGAGACATTCAAGAGACGTTACTTTGAGGTTAACGGAGAAGTGATTTTTCAAGTTCAATGTGAGGATGGCTGGTTTGTGGTTTATCAGCTTCCAAGCGCCTATTGGCAAGGTGGGTGCCCATGAGACAGAGGGTGGAAGATCTTGGACGCATCCTAGAGAGAATAAACGTGCTTTTGGGGCATTCTGTTTTCGACATCATGGATACAATACGTACTAAAGATTACGCCGATAGCATGATGGAAAAACCAGATGGGCAGAAGTGGGAAGCGTTTAATTCGGTTGCTTATGGACTGAAAAGCTTGGAAGAAAGCCTGGTCGAAATCTACGAGATTGCGTCGGGGCAAGACATGCTCAATAGAGACGAAGATAAATAACGTTCCCCACCACTGCAGTGGGGACACGAGAGTCTTGTGATTCCATAGTAGTAAAAGGAGCATTAATTTAAAAGTGCTGTAAACTTTCATTTAGATTTCATACAATGGGGTTAAATGTCACAGGATGACTAATGTCCAGCCCCATGTCCGACTACTCCAAGTCCGCAGATTCTAAAGATTTTTTGAACGAATATAAGAAAAAAGTTGCTTCTGACACTCGATTAGAGTTCCATCAAGATGTAATTCAGGACTTCAATGAATCCTACCAGCGCGCCTATCAGTTGTGGAATACCTACTATGCCGAAGCGTATAAGGATCTTTCATACTATCTTGGTAATCAATGGAGTTTGGAAGAACTCTCCTACCTCAATAACCAAAGACGCTCCTCCTTCACATACAATAAGATCCGACGACTCATTAATTTGGTACAGGGATATCAGCGCAAGAACCGACTATCCACAATTATCAGCCCTATTGAAGATTCATCTGAGCTTACGGCCGAGATTATGTCAGATGCCGTCCAATATGTCATGCAATATGCCGATGGCTACGAGGTCATCAGTGAGGCATTTAAAGGTGCTCTCACTACTGGGATGTCTTTTGTTTCGCCGTGGCTCGATTACCGATCTGATCCAGTGTCAGGAGATATCCGACTGCACCACGATTGCTGGAACGCGGTTATCATGGACCCATTCCTCACTAAGAAAGACCTATCTGATTGCTCGTTCATTGCTCGGCGAAAGTATTTATCGAGAACTGAGGTCACAAGTCTTATCCCTGAAAAGCAAGATGTGATCGACCGATTGCCTTGGGGAAGTAGAGACGATAAATTTACTTACATGCCCTATGCTAGACAATGGGGGATGCAGAAGCTTTTGAATTATAACGAATACTGGCGCACGAAATGGGAAACTAAAAACGTATTAGTTGACATGGAGACCGGTGAGATGAAGAAGTGGGATGGCGACAAAAAGCGTCTCTTCCTATTCCAGAAGATGTTCCCTAACATCCAAGTGATCAAGAAACCAGTTCGCTCCGTTGAACTCGGAATTATAGTTGAAGGAGAATTATTATATTATGGAACTGATCCGGGAGGTCTTAATGATTATCCTTTTGTTCCTTTCTTTTGTACTTTTGAGCCTTCTTACGATCTATATACTTGGAAGATTCAATCTTTAGTTAGGATAGTTAGAGATCCGCAGACAGAGATAAATAAACGTAGATCGAAAATGGTTGATATATTAGATAATCAACTCAATTCAGGCTTCATTGCAAAGACAAACTCAGTTAGCAATCCTTCCTCTTTGTATAAAACGGGTCAAGGTCAGGTAATCTGGCTGAAACCAGAAGCTCAAATGACGGACATTCAGCGCCTACAGGCAGCCGATATTCCAGCCTCGATGTTCCAACTCGAAGGAGAATTCGAGAAAGACATGATGGAGATCGCGGGAGTGAACCAAGAGCTGTTTGGCATGACCGATAATGACAAAGTGGAGACGGCTGGGACTCTGGCTAAAATGCGTCAGGATGCGGGCTTAGTCAATCTACAGGACATATTCGATGGGTTGAGAGAATCCCAACGCCTATTGGGCAAGAAAGTCCTGGCGTTGGTACAAGAGAACTATACTCCAGAGAAGATCCGCTTAATCACGAAGAAAGAGCCGACGCCCGAGTTCTATTCCAAAGCCTTTGGTCGTTATGACGTATCGGTTGAGGAAGGCATCTTGACTGATACCCAGAAACAGAATCAGTTTGTGCAGTTAATGGGGCTTAAATCCATTGGCGTGACGATCCCCGATTCCCTGATCATTAAGAATTCCAATCTGCACGGCAAGAAAGAGCTCGAACAGTTATTGGCGGCTCAAGCGGAACAAGCGCAGCAACAGCAACAGCAAGCAATGCAACTCCAGATGCAGAACCAAGCGACGGTCACAAACGCGGTCGAGGCGAAAGCGGATTCTGATCGCGCGCTGGCGGCGGAACGGCTCAACAAAGTGGGCTTGGATGCAGCGCTGAGCGCCGAGCGGATGACTCGAGCCGAAGAAGAACGCACTGCGGGAGCCCTTAATCTGATCAAGGCCATTAAGGAATTAGAGTCCATTGATATTGAGAATCTTAGAAGCAAACTTGCTTTTATCAAAGAATTGGAAGGGAAAGAAACTGGAGCTACGCCAACTGCTAAGCCTTCCGAAGCTTAAATAAACTTGTAAATTTTTACGCATGCTGTAAACTTTTATTTAGAATTGTTAACAGAAACAAAGGCTTTTATGAGCAAAGACAACGATTACCGCCATCCCGTTCCTCAAGATTCTTACTCGCGCGAATTGGACTCCCGGGTGCAAGCAGAAGAACGGCCTTATGGCTATTCCGCAGAACCTCCTTCGGCTGATTCAGGCGATTACAATACCAGAGCCAAAGAAACGCGAAACCAGCATCAACCGAGGAAAAATGGCTAAAGAAAAATGGATTCAAGGGGCGATTAAGCATAAAGGCGCGCTCCATAAAGAGTTGGGTGTGAAAGAAGGGGAGAAAATCCCGGAGGCCAAGATTAAAAAGGCTGAGCACTCAAAGAACCCGGCACTTCGCAAACGCGCTGTGTTGGCAGAAACCCTAAAGAAAATGCACAAGGGCAAGTAAATGAAAAAAGGTAGCTACGAGCACGAAATGGATCGTCCAAGCGTCCCAAAACACGGGCATCAAATGTCCGGCATGGGCGTAGACGACATGAAGAAAGAGGCGATGGACATTGCCTACGGACAGGCTGGGGAGAAAGGATGCAAATCCGATTCTAAAAAAATCTCCGGTCAAATGAAGCACTACGACTGGGAATCACCCTCGGAGTATTAAATGACACAAGAGATGGGAGAAAGCCGGGAAGCTTGGGGACGCGACGTCTGGGCGAAAGCCGAAGAGTTCGCAAATGGCCTCAAAAGCGATAGGGAGCCCTTTTATGTGGTCTTCGCTGCAAAGCAAGACAAAGCAAATCCAGGTGCATTTAGACAATCGTTCCGCTTCTATCGACAGAAACCACCAAAGATCATCGGTCTGCTGGTGTGGTATGTCGACCATGCGAACGGCAAGTTTGATTTTGTACCAGAATTATCCATCCCTCCTGATGTACCGCTCGACGAATCACTTCTCTCACAAGAGCGCAGTGATCAGTCCGTTCGGATCATGGAGGTCGGGCAAAGCATGGGAGTGCTTCTGTCCTAAGATTAGATCACGCAGGGAATGCAATGACAATCGACATTAAGAATTACGCGGGCGAAATAGAGACTCCAGCCGCCGTGGAGCCACAACCAATTAACTCTTACGCGAGAAATGAGTACGAATATCCTGTGCTTCCTCCTGAGGCAATCGCAGCGAATGAGGCTGTTGCTGCACAAACAGCGCCAGAACCAGTCGCGGCTCCAGTGCAACAGGAAGATGCGCAGGCTCTAAATTTCAGGGCTCTATCCGAAAGCGTTGAGCGGCTAAAAGCAGAAAGGGAACTAGAAAAGCGGGAGCATCAGCTCCAACTTGACATGCTTCGAGTTAATCAGATGCAGCGTCAACCTGAGGCCCAACCTAAGAAGATGTTTGAAGGCATGGAGGATAACGATATCCCGAATGTTGGAGAGCTTCGAAAGGCTTGGAACGAAAGGGAGAGCGCTTACAACGAGAAGATCGAGGAATTGCAGGTCGCTAACAAGTATCCCGACTATGCGGAAGTATTAGCAAAACACGGAAAACAACTAGCAGAAACAGATCCAGCTTTTCTTCAAGGTCTTAGAGGCGCGGAGAACAAGGCTCTCTTTGCATATCAGTACACGAAAATGTACGCGGAAAGAAACGCCCAAGCTCAGCGAATCCAGGAATTAGAGGCGCAACTGAAAGCACCAGCACCACAACCTCAAAAGAGCAACGATGCTCAAAGAATAGTCGCCAATGCACGCAAGCCAGGAACTCTGGCTCAAGCGGGCGGCCAAAGCGCTTTAAGTCAAGCGGACTACTTCGAGACGATGAGTGATGCCGATTTCATGAAGTTCGCCTCGAAACATTTAGAAGCGATCTAATAACAGAGAAACAAAATGGCAATTACAGGTTTAACACAACTGCCGCCAGAAGTGAGAACATACTTCGATAGATTGTTGCTGGCTCTCGCGAGACCATACTTCATCTACGATTTGTTCGCGCAAAAACGGCAGATCCCTTTAAATTCGGGCGACCAGATGGTATTCCGAAGATATGGTACTCTTACAGCTGCGTCGGTCCCCCTCACCGATGGGCAAACGCCTCCAGGCGATCAACTGTCGGTTACCGACTTTAAAGCGCAGGTCCAATGGTATGGATCGTTTTGCACCATTAAAAACCGTTGTGGTGCAGTAAATAAATTTTCTCTAATTGACTTGGATCTCCTCGCCGCTTAAGCGGACGGACAACAAGGCGGAATGATTATAATCGGAATTTATATTCAACCGTGACAGACTAAGTGAGAAAACACCGAAAGGTGATGCGATAGTCGGGCCCTATGAGAAATCATGGGAGAGGGGAATAACAAGACCCTCCGCCACTGCGACGTGGTCATAAAAGTAACAGACCTTTTTCGAACGGATCAGGTACAATATGTCGTGCAGGATCGAGTTTTAAACGAAGCAACGAAAGTTCTTTCGCTCCAACTCGGCTTGACCTTGGATACGCTTATCCGCGATATGATGGTGTCGACGGCCAGCACCATTGCGTGTTCGCATGGACTAAACGGCCAATCGCCGACTGAGATTACAGACGCAGATATCCAAACTGCGATTGTTGCTTTGAGACAGGGCAATGCGCGATTGATGACGAATCCTCTCCCTGGCGAGAATAAATTCGGCACAAGTCCCGTACGTAGCTCCTACTGGGGCTTCATGTCGGTTGACATGCAGTCTGATTTGGAAGCAGTTTCCAGCTTTATCCAAGCTGCTAACTATCCAAACCCAATGAATGCTCTGGAAGCAGAGTGGGGCGCAACGCGTAACGTTCGCTGGCTGTTGAACACCAACGGTTACAGCAACGGCGCGTCGCCTAACGTCTATAGCTCTTTTGTCCTTGGACAAGAAGCATACGGCGTTGTTCGTCTTGGAGCCAAAGAGGCTGAATTTATCGTGAAACCTCTCGGGGCTTCCGGTACTGCCGACCCATTGAATCAGCGCGGAACGGTTGGGTATAAATATCCATTCGCTACTCGTATCCTCAATGACAACTGGATTACCAGAATGACTTCAACATTGGCTTCGGCATAAGGAGACACTATGGCAGTTATCAGAAAAGGCACCTTCTCCGTTGCAGATGGAGGCGTTGCCCAAAACTTAGTCCTGGGATTTATCCCTAGCTATTTTAAAATGACCAACTACACTCAGACTTACAACTCGGGCGGAAGCTATCCAGCTGAACCTCAAGTTTTGATGTCCGAGTGGTACAACGATCTCGCTAACGGTTCGGCTTATAACTGGACATCTGGCGCAGACGGTGTAATGAGCTTTGGTCTCATTGTTTCGAACGGATTCACTCCTTACGCAACTCCTGATGCTTCTTTGTTCCCTTCGTCTAATTTGGCGATCACGGGGATCTCTAAAGCAGCACAGGCTGTGATCACGGCGGCTAACAGCTTTACTTCTAACGACTACGGAGTCACCACTGTGACCTTCAGCAACGTCGTAGGTATGACTCAGATCAACACTCTACGGGGCGTTGTTCAGAGCGCGACTAGCGGAAGTTTCGTAGTCAACATTAACACAACTGGGTTCTCCAGCTATGTTAGTGGTGGTATCGCCAACATTATCACTGGTATTCCAGCGCTGCAAGGGGGACAATTGTCTTCTGGAAATGCGCCTGGATTCCCACCTGCTCAGACGAACACTTCGCAAATTTTGAACGCTCCTATTTATAACGCAGGAACGATCGGATTGACGATGGGCACTTCTTTGATGGTGAACACAAGTGATTTGTGGGAATATGTTGCTTACCTGGATGCGGATTTTACTAGCGCATAAGGCTTTCGTTGCAGGGGCAGAACGAGATCTGCCTCTAGTTGAATTAGATTCGACCAGGGCTGTCTTTTTTGACAGCCTTGTATCTTTAGTGTAAACTTTTATTTAGAGACAAAAGGTAAACTGTGGGCAATCCTCCATCTGTCACGTATCCATCTCCAAACGAATGGCTCCAGACAGTTTATCCCATTACAGGCATCACGAATGCCTCACAGGCTACGATCACGTGTCCAACCTATTCATTTACCGTAAAGGACCAATACGTGACCCAGGTTACAGTCAAACAGGTGCAAGGTATGTTACCTATCAACGGCGTCACTTGCCTCATTGTAGACGTTTTAAATAGCACTCAGTTCGTTGTAGATGTGAACTCCACGCAATTCCCAGCATATAGAGGCGGCGGAGTGATCTGCATCGATACAGGCCAGCCGGTCACGCAGACTCAAGGCCAGCAAACTTTTAACACCCCATTCCAGAACATTTTATAGGACAATAACATGGCAAGACCACGCAAGATGCAAAGACTTAATGATGCGAAATCAGAAGTGATTGCTGAAAACTTACTTAAAGAAAACCCAGAGGGGCTTCCTCCAATCCAGGCTTATGATCCAGAAAAGATTGTGATCGCAAAGTCCATCCCAAAAATGAAGAAATTTGTGTTTTTGAATAACAGAGATCCGGGCGTCGCCCTTTGTTTTCACTACGCAAGTGCAACACATCCATTGAAGAATTACACGCTATATCACGGGCTAGAACACGAGCTTCCAGAAGAAGTGATTGATCACCTTGAGTCTTGCAATGAGCCTCAATACTCGTATCGAAAAGGCGTTGACGGCCATCCCGAGTCCTTCATTGAATCTCGCCGCTACATATTCCAGTGCAGATCGGCACCACGGAGAGCGGCATAATGAGCATATCCACTTCGGGTTGGACCCTTTCTAACATAAATGTGAAGTTTAGAAACATCACGGGGACCCCGAGCACGGATCAGGCATCCGATGCGACTGTAAATGCGTACATAAACAACTACTACATTTACAAGATGCCAAATGAGTTGAAGGTGCAGATTCAGAACAACTATCTGACCTTTAAAACGACTCCTGGGATCAACGTTTATTCGTTCCCGGGAGCGTATTTAACCGATTCACCAGGAGCATACGCAGATGGATTTCCGCTCATTTTTTACGAAGACCCTGACATTTTTTTGCAGGATTGGCCACAACAGTATAATGTTGATGTTGTTGCTGCCGGTACTGGGTCTCAGTTCACTTTCACGGGGAATACTCAAGGCTTTCCGATCATACCAGGAAGCTATTTTATCACCGACAGCGTGCAAGTCTTACAAGATAACGGACAGGGAATTTTAGAGCCCGTTGCTCCTACAACCGGTTACGGCACAATCAACTATCTGACGGGAGCCTTTTCAGCCACATTCGGAGTTGCACCTAACTCTGCCTTAACGGTTTACGATAAATATATTGCGTACCAAGGCAACCGACCACAGGGCGTGTTGTTCTTCCAAAACGAATTCCAGTTTATGCCAGTGCCGGATCAAGTCTATCAGATCCAAATGCAAGGATTTGTTCTTCCTTTGGGATTGGATACTCCAACTAGCACGCCTACCCAAATGGAATGGGGTCCTCTCATTGCGTATGGAGCGGCGCTGGATTGGTTTGCCGACATTGGCGACACAGACAACTACGACAGATATTACGCGGTCTTCAAGCGCGAGGAGAATGTGGCGCTTAGCCGAACGATTCAACAATACACACCACTTCAAGGCGTACCGAGGTTCTAATGAGCAGCTACAATCCAAATATACCGCAGCCAAACAACGTCTTGTCTATCAGTCAATCCCAACTTTTAGCAAACTTTGGTCAGCTCAACACGCAGTTCTCAGTAGACCACTCTCCTTTTTGGACTGGGAGCGCCAATGGCACTGGGCATCACAAGCAAGTCACTTTCGATCAGGCAGCATCGGTTCCTTCCCCAAGTGGAACTCAATCAGTCATCTATCCTACAGTTCCTGCTGGTTATAGTACCCAAGAAGTGATGTTTGCAAATGCGACTGAATCTGTACAAATGACGGATTCTACGCTTAACGCATCGAGTGGAGAAGGATTCATTCCCGGAGGATTGCAAGTGAGATGCGGATCTGGAAATTCAAATGGTTCGGGAATAACGAATAATTTTTCTACTGCATTTCCTAACGCGTGTATCTCAGTTACAGCGACGGGACGAAATACTCCTCTCACCGGAAATATTCTTAAAATCATGGGATTTACCACTACAGGCGTGACTGTTAAATCCCCTGAGGGCGAAGCGATTTATTATATAGCTATAGGGTATTAATGGCAGGCTACCAACCCTTCCTTATTTCTGAATTCAAGACAGGGTTGTACAATTATTTGCAGCCCTGGATCAGGCCGCAAGATGCGTTCGAGCCACTTGTGAATGCTTATGTTTACAGAGGTGTGCTCCAAAAGCGAAATGGGTCCACAGTATTTGGCAATCAACTAGCAGATACAAATCCGGTAATGGGCATCATGCAGTACCAGAATGAGTCATCTGGTGGAATTCAGTTGATTGTAGCGACTACCGAAAATGCTTATGTCTATGCTCCCGGTAGCACTACCGACACGGGAACATTCAGTCTGTTAACCAACATTGGCGGATCTAATTCTATATTCTGGGAAAACGCTGTAACGGGAGCCACCAGCGCTTTACCTGCTGTTGGAACAATCTCAACTTTTTGGCAGAACTTGGTTCCTTCTTCCGTAACAATCACGGCCTATAATAACGGAACGGTGGCAAGCCCGACTATTCCACCGAGTGTTGTAGGAGTCGTGAGCGATGACGGATCTGGAGGATTTTCGGGTGGATCTGGGATTTTTTCCGGTGGAAGCGGGACGATTGACTATGTGAGTGGAGCTGTGTCATTTACGGTCACAATAGGTTCGTCTTATAATTTGACGCTGAGCATACAGGCGCAAACTACAGGCGCCTATTTCTCTGGAAACATTTCGAACTTCTTTAACTGGACCAACTGGCAACCCACTTCTTCAATCACTGCACTTGCCGCCAGCAATCTTTACATGACCAATAACAACGACCCAGTCACCATTTTCGATGGCACCAACTTATCGCGCCCTATATTCTACATTGATTCGACATATGATTCCTACATTGAAACCGCTCTTGACGTGAAGACCTATAACAATAGGCTTTTGTTAATTAGACCTACAATATTTGGAGAATCCAATGCGGCGAATCAAGATATCTATTTTAGTGCATCGTTCAATCCATTTAATTTCATTGGTGACGTGGCTGGTAACGGGGGAGCCGTGTCTGCAGCTACTGGAGACCAGCTTATCTCCGCGGATTTCCTACGAGACAACTTGATAGTGTCGTTTACCAATTCTACGTGGACGTTCCAAAACAGCGGAATCAGCGCCAATCCTTTCATTTTCCGTCGCATTAACTCAACAAAGAGCATAAAGTGTCCTTATGCCTCGGTGTCATACGATGAGCGCGTGACTAATCTTGGATCTACCGGTTTTCTCGGATGTGATGGCGTGAATGTGCAGCGCTTCGACATTAACATTATCGACTACTACGAAACCCAAATATCGCAGCAGTATTTCTCCCAAGATTACGGGATTCGCTATGACAATCTGAACCAGACTTGGATGTTCTATCCGAGCGTTGCATGCAAAAATCTCCCTGTTGCGGGTGTTGCTCCAGGATCGGATGAGACTTTAGTGTACAACTTTTTGGAGAATACCTGGGCGACTTACGAAAATTCTTTCCCCATGACCTGTATGGGTTTCTTCAATGCAACTTCGGGTATCACCTGGGCAGATCTGGATGTTGCTGGGGTGGACATTTGGGAAAACATGGACCAGACTTGGAATTCCTATGGGACTCAGACGACTTCCCCAATTTTGCTGGGCGGTGACACCAATGGCAACGTGTACCACTTAGACAACCCTATGGCTGTGCGTGATGGGGAATCCACAGTTGCCGACTCAGGTGTTTCCTTCCCAGTGACTATCACCACAACGCGTTGGAATCCCTTCATGCAGCTAGGGCAGAAGACACAGTTTGGATACATAGATATATATTACAGTGTCTCTTCTGTTAATCCAGCAACGCCGATTCAATTAACGCTCGATTTCTATGTGTCGAATAGCGATGAAAGCGCGGCTACACGTACATTGACACTGGATGGACCAGCAAATGCAGAATTCGCGTGGAAGCGTGTCTACTGCAATCTGATAGGTGAATTCATCCAGATGACCATTGATCCGTCTGAGGACGCTGCCTTCAAGATTCTGGGATTCGTGCTGTGGGCTCGTCCAGCCGGCAGGTTGACGCCATGAGTCTAAATCTGAATGATCCAATATACCAGGGCATCCTTCCGACATCGACCATTGTTCCTCAACAAGACGAACTTTTTATTCCTTATTTCACACGCACTTACGAGGCTATTGCTCAGGCAGTAAATGCCAAAGACAATTCCTACTTTACGATAGCTATCACTTCCGCTGCGACGAACATCCCAAATCTAGCAAACTTCGGAGCGTTTATCGTATGTGTGTCCGGAACAAACAATACATTGCCTTGCCTAACGGCGGCACTTTCAAAGGCTTCAGCAACAAGTGCTGGTGTGATAAATGTACTGGGTTCACAAAATGGATCGACGGGAGTATGGAGCGGGATTACGCTGACAATAACGAGCACAGCGACCAACTTTCAGATAGCGCACTCAGCAAGCGGAAAAAGCGGAAACTTCAACATCCGAATAATCGGTACGCAATAGGTACAATTAATGGAAACCAAAGCGACTTTTTCAATAGATGAGCTAGAATTTGTTCGGCTCAAAATCCCACATTTAATTCCTCAGGAGCTGATAGAGGCGGTGAAAGGACGAACGTTCTCTGCCGATCAGTTCTTGGCTTATCAGAGCGAGCAAATAGAAAATCCGTACAACTTCCTCTACGTCCTCATAGACCCAGAAAAGAAGATTCAAGGCTATCTATGGGCTGAACTAAATGCTCTAGATCAGACGCTGTTTGTGAACACGTTCTCAATCGCTAAAGACTACTGGGGAAAGGGCGAAGGCATTAAGAAAGCGATCGGGTTTCTCGCTACGCTGCAAGAAAAGACGGGCGCGCCGCGCGTGTTGTGGTGCAGTACAAATGAGCGATTTTTTATTAAGCATGGATTTAAGAGATCTAAAATAACGCTGTTAGAATATAATCCAAATTAAAGTTCCAAGGTGAATCATGGGTCAAAGCAAGGGCGGCGGCTACACGCAAAAGCAAACACTTCTGCCTGAACAGATGCAATCACTTCTTTCGCAACTTACCTCTGGACAGGCCAACACTCAGGCAGCCGCAGCGGGTTTTAAGGATCTTCTACCAGGGGGAACGGCTGGCAGTTCGATCACAAATCAGGCGCAGAACAACTTCCGTCAACAGACCGTTCCGAACATTCTGCAGGCATTTGGGCAAGGCTCTAAAGGGGGCACAGGGCTCAATCAGGCGCTTGCTTCCAGCGGAGCGGATCTAAACACTAATCTAGCTTCAATGCTGGCTCAGATGCAGCTAGGGGCTTCCCAGGGGCTCGGCGGACTTGGCCAAGGTCAACAGCAACAAGGCATCCAAACGCCGGGATTCGCATACTTGCAGAAACAGCCTCCTCTTTGGCAGCAATTACTCCAGACGGGCTTAGGTGTGGCAGGACCTGTCGCGCAAGGTTGGGTTAGCCGGCCTCAAACCACGAACAATTATAATACTGGCGGTCCAATTGGCTAAAAACACAATGAATCAGCGCCAATTCCGCGGGAAAACGGCTCCAGTGCAGCCGATTGATCCGGACAACAGAGCGCAAAGACAAGAGCCAAATCCTCCTTCCAAGAAGAGAATGGGCATTCAGTACGGGGCTATGTCGGCAGCGCGGCCGGGATTAGTGGGCAAACAAGATTACAAACGCGGGAAAAGAGGTAGCTAATGGTTCAAATTTTGCCTTACGTACAATCGCCTCTTGAACAACTCACTCCTTATATTAATCAAGCGGCTACAGACATAGCGGGAGGATTTAAACAAAGATCTGCAGCTAAACGTTTGGAAGCTTTGATGAATCCTGAGTCAGTACAAGGAGCAAATGATAGTGCGCCTAATAGTTCATCCACTCCACGAACCACTACACCAGCTACACCAAGGCAAGGTTTTAATCCAACCGCAGTAGCAGAAATTTCCAATCTTGCTAATCAAGTTTATGGCAAAGCGGGCGCGGATGCAATTGTAACAAAAATTCTTCAAGATCAAAAATTAGCGGATAAAGAAGCTTTAGATATAAGAAAAGAAGAGAGAAGTTCTGAAAGAGAGTTTGAAAAAACAGAATTAAGCCCTTTCTTTGAGAATATTGCAAATAACAGAAAAATTCTCCCTTCTGCCATGCAATCCAACGAACAAATCATTGACGCGATTATTAATGGGAATGTAGGACCTGGATCACTGCCACATATAGGAGCTATTGCCCGAGATTTAGGAGTCCCAGATTCGATTACTAAGGCTCTAGAAAGCACAGACTCCAAAGAATTCAATAGTGGCGTGAAGCAACTAATGGGACGAACAATTAAGGATACATTCCGCGGCACAACTAGTGCTAGAGAGATCCAAATTGCCGAATCTGTGCAGGCTGAAATTGGAGTAAGACCAGAAGCCAACCTAGCTGCTGCGTGGGCGGTTCAGTCGGATCTAATGATTAAGCAAGAAGAACTGCGCTTATACGACCAGTTACTTGAACAAGGCGTGCCTAGATCGAAGATCCCATCTGTGGTCAATAAACAAATATCTCCATTCATAAAGCAAGTAAAAGACGAATATTTTCAGGCTATCGACGAACTTAGAGAAAAGAAATAATGGCCACCGAAAATAGATTTTTAAGACAACTAGATTCTTCTGAAAACAGCAATGAGTCTGCGACTGAATCTGCTCCTGTAAATAGATTCTTGGGTCAACTACATGGTAGGGAAATTCCAAAAACAGAAGGAATTGGAAAGTCTGTAGCCAGAACAGCTCTTCAGCTTCCTTTAGGCGCAGCAAAACGATTCACTTGGCCTTTGGATCTTTTGAACCTATTTGCGCAAGGAGAAGCTTATTCTACTTTAGATGAATTTGATGATGCACGAATTGCCGAATTGAAAGAAAAATTTCCAACTGCACCTTGGGAGAATTTTAAAGGATTTGATCGAGAAAAGTTGTTAGAGGCGATTGATGCTTCTTTGTCTATTGTTCCTACCCAATCTAATATAGAAAGATCTATTGAACAGAAGACAGGCATCCCTCTTGAACCTAAAACAGGAACTCAGAAAGCGCTCCGTTTGGGTACTACTGCCGCCTCTTTTCGACCTGGAGGGGTAGCCCCCAAAGTTACTGCGGGCGTGACGGCTCCAGTGGTTTCTAAAACATTAGAAGCCGCAGGAGTGCCAGAGGGAATATCTGAATTTATTGGTCTTGGAGCTTCTGCAGGAGTGCCTTCTCCTTCTTTCTCAAAAATTGCTAAACCTTCTGGCCTTACCACGCGCCGCTTTGAAAAATTAGAGACACCCACAAAAGTTTCTCCTGCTCGTCATGAAAAAATTACTGAGTCAATAGAACAAGATTTCAGAAAAATTGGTGACCAACTGCTTAGCAAAAATAAGACTTACTCAGCCATAAAGGAAGATCCTCTTTTCAAGGAAAAGGTTAGCGGGCTTTTTGATGAGGTTGATAAGTTGGCAGAAAATGTGGAAGGCACTATTTCTCCGGGTGATCTTCGAGATACACTTCGTGAAAAAGCAGCAGAAAGGTCAGGGAAGGGAATCTCCCCCAATGAATATGAAAGAGCCTATAGAAAAGAAATAAAGCGTCTTACAAAAGAAATTCCGTACAATCCAATTCAGCCTAAAAACGGAGTGGATCAATTTAGAAAAAACAACAAATCTCTTGGTGAATATTTTGAACCAGGAAAGTCTTCGGCTCATAATAGAGCAAAACGTGACGCTCTTTTGGACTATAACAGGGCTATCGCAGATTCATTTGAACAAAATTATCCGGGAAGTGAATTTGAAAAACTTTTTCGATTTACCAATAAAAGATGGCAAGAGATTAGCGATGTAGAATCAGCTACCGAATTTATTGATGGTGTTTTCGATGGTAAAATAAATTATGGAAAAGCGAAACAATTGTTCAATCGAGATAAAGAACATGTTAGCCGACCTTTTCAGAGATTATTGGGAGATGAAGGATTTAAAGAATTTAAGTCTTTAACAGAAGATCTGTTATCTAGCGAAAAAGCCTATTCTATGCTGAAAAAAGCCGGGGCGGAAGGAAACAAAGATCTTCTTGCATTGGGATTGGAATATGTCATTCATCCAAAGATTGCTGCTACTCATGTTGCTGGTAAATTGGCAAAAAGACTTTATCAATCAGCCTTGGATAAACCTCAGATTGCGGTAGAATGGAAAAGCGCGTTAGATGCATTGAAAAAAGGCGATTTTGCGCAAGCTGAAAAGAGATTTCGGGATCTCGATAAAATTGCAAAAGAGACCAAAGATTAATCAATCTTTGAAATAATCCAAGCTATAATTGCTGCTAATATCCAGTTCATATTCCCTCTTTTGTTGATGCCAATTCCTTTGGCATTACGTCTTTCATTATTAATACAGTTTTAATCACAACTATCTCTTTCTCAATATCAGAGAATTGACTGTCGATATCCGAGAACTTCCCGTTCATCCACACCATCGACCCAACAATGGCCGAAATAACTGCCACCGTATCTACATGTTTCTTAAACCAGTCCATTTTTTTCTCCTTTTCCCAGATATTATACAGGATCTTCATATTTTGCTGTAGTCATAAAGATACTTTCATTCTAAAATAAAGTTTACACTCATCGGATAGGAGATACCCCCATGACCATACTTCCCCAAGGCACGCCATATTACGGCGGAGGCCAAGTTCCAGCCCCAGCTAACGTTATTACCGTGGTAGGCGCTCCAAGCGTCCATGCGGTAGAGAACAGCCTTGGGACACTGGCAGTTGACTACACAAACTCAAATGCCTATATCCTCGTGGCTAAAGCAAACAACACGGCTACGTGGTATCTGGTCGGGGGCGCGTCCGCTTCCTTCACGGGTCTTGCAGCAAGCTCTGGATCTGCAGCTCCTTCTGGCGGCTCCATCACGCTGGCTGGAACGTCTAACGAAATCACTACCATTGGATCAGGTCACACGATCACGTTCTCGCTTCCTTCTTCTGTGATTGCTCCTGGATCTCTGGCCTCCACGACCTCGATGACCGTCGGTAACCACCTGATTGTCACCACGGGCGGCGTCACTGTCACAGCGGGCAACATTGCCACAAGCGCTGGCTCGATCACTTCCGCTACAACCTTGACTGCAACTTCAGGCGCCATCACGGCCACAAACGGCAATCTAGTGCTAGGACACGCCGGGAACAAACTTTCGATTGCGACAGGATCTAATGCCTCCATCGGGACGGCAACTTTAGCCTCTGGAGTATTCGAGGTAGCCACCACAGCGGTTGACTCAAGCTCGCTGATCTTTGTTTCGTACAACGTCTGCGCTTCGGCCAATGCTTGCGCTCTGGAAGCTTCCTACACGAGCTCGGGCCACTTCACGATCACTTCACAAGACTTGACTGACTCTACCAGCACTGTGAACTGGCTCATTATTAACTAAGGATAACTGATGTCAACACCAGTCTATAACCAAGCTCCTACAGTCCAGAATCGCCCCTACGGCCGCTTAGATGCCCAGGGGCGCGTGATTCCGAGCTCCTTTAATAACATGGCCTACCAAGCGGATCTGAATGATACTTCGTACCCCGTGTACATCGGATACGCGAGACCAGGCGCCTCAACATCTGATCCGGTGTGGCAGATCCAGAAGCTCACATATACCAGCGACGTAGTAACAGCGATCACATGGCCCCAGGATGTGCATGGATCGGCTAATAATGATTACCAGTTCATTTGGGGAAATCGCACGTCCTACACCTATTCCTAAGGAGAAAGAATGAGCGGTTTAATGCCTTTCGGTCCTCTCGCATATGAGGGGACAATAGCCACTCCTTACATCGCTCGAACCACCGATCCGACAACAACTAATTATACATTCAACGTTCCAACAATCTGGATCAACACATCCACTGGGGTGGCCTTCATTTTGCTTGGGAAGCCCTTAAATGTGGCCAATTGGCAGCCATTTTCTAGCAGCAGTGGAGAGATATTCTTCCTACAAGGAAATACAGGCGGTTCAGTCGGTCCTAATGGATCAGGAGTTATTCAAGTAGTTGGAGACGGCACCACAATAGACATTGCGGGAGATCCTTCCACACATACCCTAACTGCTTCTTACATTGGAAGTATGACTGGAATTACTTGGAATTCGGTGACGAGCGCATCCCCGTCCAATCCGATCCCGATCGCTGCTTCAAATGGCTACATCTGTGGTGGTTCTTCTCTTGTTACTTTCACTCTTCCATCTAGCCCGTCACTTGGGGATGAATTTGTGATTGTGTCCAACACAGCGCAGTTTGAAATTTTTGAGAATGGCTCACAAATTATTAAAGTCGGTACTCAGAGTTCAACTGCAGGAAGCGGAAACGCTCAATCACAAGCTCTGGGAACATTCATCGAATTTCTCTACGTGGGAAGCAACGTATTTCTTGCTAGCGCTCCACAAGGATCAATAACACTCAACTAGGTATATATATGGCAACAATTTGGGCAAACGCAGTCAACGCCACTCAGGCGGGGGTGCAAACTATTAACGGAGGAGTATGGACCGGTTCTGTACTGACACAATACGGGGTTTTGGTCGGCGGTGCTTCTTCTGCTATTAGTTCCGTTGGGCCAGGAACGCAATATCAAATTTTGCAATCGGGCGGAGGGAGTGCGAATCCGGCTTATAGCACGGCGACTTACCCTGCCACGACCACCGCAAACGACATTCTGTATTCTAGCTCTAGCAACGTTGTAGGGCAGATTTCTTCATCAGCGAACGGAGTGCTCATTTCCTCTAACTCCAGCGTCCCTTCTTGGCTGGCAAACTCTGGAACGGCCAATTACATCCTTACTGCAAATACTGGGGCACCTCCTTCTTGGCAATCTGTAACGGCTTCAGGAGCAGTTGTTATAATTGACGGAGATAGCGGATCAGCGACACCAAATTCTTCTGGTATAGTAAAGATCAGTGGGGGAACCACAGGATTAACTACCAGCGGATCTTTAGCTATTCTTGATATAACAGGGACATTGAATCTGTCTCACGGCGGAACAAATGCGACACTCTCTGCTTCAAATGGCGGTATCTTTTATAGCACAGCAACCGGTGGTGCAATTCTTTCGGGAACAGCAACGGCTAGTCAGATTCTAATGTCAGGAGCTAGCAGCGCACCTTCCTGGTCTTCTTCGACTTATCCATCATTTCTTTCAGCCAATTCTCTTTTAATTGCTGCATCGACAAGCGCAATTGTTGGACTCAGCACAGCAAACGACGGAGTGCTGATAACAAACAATTCGGGCGATGTGTCTTGGCTCGCTAACTCAGGGACAGCGGGTTATGTCCTTACTGCAAATAGTGGCGCGCCTCCTTCCTGGCAAGCAACTTCAGGTGGAATATCTGCATTGAATTGGGCGATTAACTCGACAGCCTCTGTTGCATTATCTGCAGGCGTAGGCGTACTTGCAACATACGCAGGGGCAATTGCTGTGTCTCTTCCCACTTCTTCTGCAGGCGTTGGAACGGCATTAGGTATTACCGTCGTAAATGCGTCTGGAGTGGCCACAATCACAATGGGAACAGGACAGAGCATTCAAATCGGTTCTCAGACTTATTCCACTTCCGTAGCTTCACAAGCTCAAGGTGACACTTTAGTTTTAATTAACACTGTGGCAGCATCGGGATCGGCGGGTGCCTGGGTCGCAATTTCCGTGTTAGGGAACTGGATAGGTTCGTAGACGACAATTTGACATTGATTAAGAAGGGATAATATGACTAAGTTTGCAAATTCAGTTAACGCACATACCCAGGGAACTCAATATATAAGTTCCTCTGGGATTTGGAGTGGAGTTGATGGCGGAGCAAGCGGTCAAGTCTTAACGAGCAACGGGACGGGAGTTGCCCCTTCTTTTCAGGCTACATCGAGTGGGTCAGTCACGATTCAAGTAGATGCCAGTGGATCTGTATCGGGATCAACACTGCAACTCTATGCAACATCAGGTGATGGAGGAGCAAATTCCGGGGCGACAATGGCTTTTGTCGCCGCTTCAGGAACAGAGATTGATCTGTCAACTACAGATGCTAATGGAAACATTGCGATAGGCAACAACGCTTTCTATGACAATGGAACGGCAGATGCCACTTATTGCACTGTAGTGGGACAATCAGCGGCCTACTATGGCAACACCTGGAGTTTTACATGCGCGTACGGATTCCAGGCGGGTGTATGTTCGGGAACTTCTGGGACAAATACCATCGCAAATTCCTCTTTTTTCGGAGCGGATTGTGGCTCAGGGGCCATTGCGTCTACGACCGATGATTCTTTCTACGGTTACAAAATAGGGCCAAATTATGTAGGCGGAAGTGGGCTAAATACCATTGTAGGCTCTCAAAGTATCGGATCTCTTCTCAGCGGAACTAACAACATATCAATCGGATATATGTCGGGATCTGCCTGGAATGGATCGGAATCGGGCAATATTAACCTTGGGTCGAATGGCGTTTCGGGCGACACAAACATCACTAGAATCGGATTTTTGAACGGTTCTCATTCGCAACTTGGCTTCTATGCGGACGGGATTAACACGGCAAATTCATCCGGATTTACCAGCCCTCTTCCTGTTTATGTCGATAGTTCAACTGGTCAATTGGGATATGGTGCAGTCAACAGCACGTACAATGCTGCGTCGATCATCGTTTCGCCAACTTCCGGACAAGGGAATTATACAACCATCGGCGCGGCTTTGGCAGCGGCATCGTCTGGTCAGGATATCTTAATTAAAGCAGGAACCTATACTGAGAATCCGACCCTTGTTGCGGGAGTGAATCTAGTTGCTTTTGATGCCAATGCGCTTACTCCGGAAGTGACGATCAATGGAGTATGTACTTTTACGGGAGCTGGAACGGTATCTATCTCCGGGATTCGCCTTGAGACCAATTCGGGATATGCTCTTGCGGTTACCGGGAGCGCAGCTTCGATTGTAAATCTAGAAAACTGCTACATCAACGCTTCGAATCACACAGGGATTGATTTTACATCGAGCAGTTCTAGCGCACAGGTAAATCTGATAAAATGCCAAGGCAATCTGGGAACGACCGGAATCGGACTATTTACTCATAGCAGTTCCGGCTCATTGAATATTTCTTACAGCAATTTCACAAATTCAGGGTCATCTACTACAGCTAATACGGCCGCAACGGGCCCGCTGAATATAAACTATTCCACTATTAGCAATCCGATCACCACTTCTAGCGGTTGCACTTGTGTTCTTCAATATTCTCAATTTTTTGGTGGCAGCGCGACCACTTTAACATTCGGAAGTATAGAAGTTGCAAGAGTATTGGATTGCTATGTGCAAAGCTCTTCTAGCGCAGTTTCGATCAGCTCAAGTTGCGCAGCTCAATTAATAGGGGGCTCTTATAGCTCAGGATCAATCCATTCGATCACCGGATCGGGGACTCTCTACTATAATAACCTGACATTCTCAGGTTCTTTTTCCGGCATTAACACAACTACAGTCACTAATCTAGCATCCGGAGAGCCGATTTCATCTGCGAACGGGGGAACCGGAGAAGAGAACCCGGTAGGGCTAACGATTAGTTTATATTCGGGAGCGCAGGGGTTTGTCGGTACGTCAGACAGTTCCGGAAATCAAACGTGGCAGGCTCCGACCATCACTGCTTCGACCACCACGGTGACGACCACTCCCTATAATGTGCTTTCAACAGATCAATTCCTGGAAGTCAACACTTCTTCCTCAGCTATCACGATTGACTTAAATACGGGGCCGGTGAACTCAACGATCTATATCTGCGATTACACGGGGAATGCGGCAACAAACAACATCACGCTGAATGGCGGAGCAACCAACATCAATGGTTCAGCTACGTATGTCATATCCGACAACTACGGATGCGTCTGCTTACTGTACGACGGGACTGAATTTGTCATTTATTCTCAGTACAATTCCGCTTCGGGGGGAAGTTCCGTTTCCCTGACAGGAGATACGGGAGGAGCGCTAACGGGTTCTTCGTTCACTATCTATACCAACACAGCAGCCAATAATTGCGGATCTTCAGTTTCTATATCTGGAAGCGGAACTACTTTGACACTAAATGTCACAGATGCACAGGGCAACACAATTATAGGAAACGGCGGAGGAAATTCAACCATTTCGGGATACAATAATGTTAGTTTAGGTGGATTTACAGGGAATGCCAATCTTTACCATCTGACATCTGGTAATGGTAACATCGTGGTAGCAGATGGTAGCGGATTGGAACAACTCACAACGGGTTCTTATAATATAGTACTTGGAGCAGGAGGTGTTGGTTCCGTCTACACAAGTAACGAATCTTCTAATATTTTGATCGGAACGGATGTATATGGAACTGTTGGTGAATCCAATATTCTTAGGATCGGCAGCGCAACGGGAACTTCTGCGGGCAATTTAAACGCTGCGTACATTCAAGGGATATATAATAACGACTCCTCCGGTTTTACAAGCCCTTTACCCGTATACATTGACTCAACAACAGGTCAATTAGGGTATGGATCATCTGCGAGTTCCATTTCTTTGACGGGAGACTCCGGCGGGACGCTTACAGGGTCTTCATTTACGATTAGCGGCGGAAGCACAGGATTAACTACGAGTGGTTCCGGCACTACTTTAGATTTGACGGGCACTTTGGATGTTGGAAATGGGGGCACAGGAACCGCTACCATGACAACAGCATATGCGCCCGTTTGTGCCGGGACAACGGCCACAGGCGCTTTGCAAGTTGCTTCGACAGGATTGTCAACAAGTGGCTATGTGCTGACTTCAAACGGATCATCAAACTTACCTTCTTTCCAAGCGATCCCAAGCACTTTTGCATCTATCAACGTCCAAACTTTTGCATCTTCAGGCACGTATACTCCGACTTCCGGCATGATCTACTGCATCGTTGAATGCGTGGGAGCGGGCGGTGGTGGTGGTGGAGTTCA